AATGCGAAGAACTTTGCGTCTACGGTATCTCTTACGAGTGACTCGAAACATAAAGTCATCATCATTGACGAAGCAGACAATACCACTTCCGATGTACAACTACTTCTCAGAGCGAGTATTGAGGAGTTCTCAGGGAACTGTAGATTTATTTTCACCTGCAATTACAAAAACAAAATCATTGAACCTCTCCATTCTCGGTGCAGTGTTGTTGATTTCGCTATACACAAAAGAGATAAACCAACAATCGCAGCACAATTCTTCTCAAGATTAACTCAAATTTTAGAAGACGAAAAGATAGATGCAGATAAGAAAGTTGTAGCAGAATTAATTAATAAACACTTTCCTGATTGGAGGAGAGTGTTGAATGAGTGTCAAAGATACTCAGTAAGTGGTAAGATAGATAGTGGTATATTAGCAGCATTCTCAGATGTATCTGTGAATGACCTAATGAAGAATCTCAAGATGAAGAACTTCTCTGAGGTTCGGAAATGGTGTGTAGATAATCTTGATAATGACTCAGGTGTATTGATGAGACGAATATACGACTCATTATACGAAGTGCTTGTACCAGGCACAATACCTGCAGCGGTCTTGATTATTGCAAAGTATCAATATCAAATTGCCTTTGTAGCAGACCAAGAAATTAACTTATTAGCCTGTTTAACTGAAATTATGGTGGAGTGTGAATTTAAATGACCGTTAAATTAATCCGTATGTGGTCTGGTGAAGATGTCATTGCAGACATTGTTGAAGAGACTACTGATTCAATAGTAATCACAGACCCAATTGTGGCAGTACCGTCACAACAACAAGGACAAATTGGATTTGCTCCTTGGTCTCCTTTACTTCAAAAAGATAAACTTGAAGTTACTAAAAAATATCTGGTGTATATTGGAGAACCTCAAGCAGATATTATCGAACAATATAATACAATGTTCGGTAAAATAGCAACACCAACTAAAAAATTAATTTTATAATGTCTAAATCAACTTTTGCTAAAACTAAAGCACAAATCAAATCCTATCAGTATTATATCTTTTGGGGTGCATGTACCTTTGCTGTAATGGCAGGACAAATTTTTGTTGGTGCAGGGTATCAATCTATGTCACAATCAGTAAGAGATCTTACTGAAATAATTGAAATTAAAATTGAACTTGAAGAGTTAAGAAAAAGTAGAGGGTTCGTATATTGATATCACATTTAAATCTTGATCCTAATATTACCTTTCCTGTTTCAATTGCAGTAATTACGATTCTGTTAGCAGGTTATGGAGTATACAGAGGATTCTTTGCAAACCAAAATTTAACTGACCCTTGGGATGACCACGACGATTAGTTTACTTAAATCTTATAAAACTCCTCTAAGATATCCTGGTGGCAAGTCTCGTGCTTGCAAAAAGATGGAACCATTCTTTCCAGACCTTAGATATTATGATGCATACTATAAACCATTTTTAGGTGGTGGTAGTGTGGCATTACATATTACAAAGAAATATCCTAAACTCAAAATTATTGTTAATGACTTGTATGAACCATTATATAATTTTTGGTTACATCTTCAATGTAATGGAGAATACTTACATCTAGCATTAAAGGATATTAAATCAAGACATCCTGACCGTGCCTCTGCAAGAGATTTGTTTACTCAAGCAAAGGAAAAATTAAGTGATGAAACAACTCTCGATCAGGAACGTGCTGTCGCATTTTACATTGTAAATAAATGTTCTTTTAGTGGTCTTACTGAATCATCATCATTTTCAGAACAAGCTAGTGATGCAAACTTCTCAATGAGAGGAATTGATAAGTTACCAATGTATACGGAACTCATTAAGAACTGGTATATTACAAATGTCGATTATCGTCATATGTTAGGAGATGGAGAAAAATCATTCATGTATCTTGACCCACCATATGATATCAAGGATAATTTATATGGTAAAAAGGGTTCAATGCATAAAAAATTCGATCATGATAATTTTGCAGAAAGTTGTGAAATATATAATTCTGATATGTTAATCAGTTACAATTCAGACCAATTAGTGAAAGATCGATTCAAGAATTGGAATGTTGCTGAATTTGATCTCACATATACAATGCGTTCAGTCGGAGAGTATATGAGAGAACAGAAAACAAGAAAAGAATTACTTCTCTTCAATTACAATATAGGAGTATTTTAATGGAAGATAGACCATCAGACATGTACCAAGACATGATGAAACTTAATATGCTCTATGAAGAGATGTGTTGGGATAATGAGGATATAATAGAATTTTATCCTGACTATGATAGCAATACAATTATCATAAGAAACAAAACTATGGATGAGGAACAAATTAGCGGATAGTATGTCAGAATTTATTCAACGTCACATCGGTCCTTCTGAAGAGGATCAAAGAAAAATGTTATCTGATCTTGGTGTTTCAACTATTGATGAACTTGTAAGGCAGATAGTTCCAGATTCAATTCTACTTCGTGGTGATAGTAATTTACCAGAAGGATGTAGCGAACAAGAAGCACTTGCAGAATTAAAAGATATTGCTTCACATAATATCGTTAAAAGAAGTCTAATCGGGCAAGGATATTATGGAACAATTACACCTCCAGTAATACTGAGAAATGTATTTGAGAATCCTGCTTGGTATACATCTTACACACCATATCAGGCAGAAATATCTCAAGGTAGATTGGAAGCACTATTCAACTATCAAACACTCATTACTGAACTTACTGGACTCCCAGTTGCAAATGCATCATTGTTAGATGAAGGAACTGCAGCTGCGGAAGCAATGTTACTCGCACATAGCCAAAGTAAGAAAAAAGATTTTATAGTTGATGATAAAATCTTTCCACAAACATTAGAAGTTTTACAAACAAGAGCAAGACCACTAGGAATTAATATTGTCAAGATTGATTTAGACAGTTCAATATCAATATCTTTCTTTGCTGATGCTTTTGGATTCATTACACAATTACCAAATAGTCACGGTAGTCTCAAACATCGTGATGGAGTTTTAAGACTTGCAGAAACTTGTAAGTGTATGAAGATTGCAATCGTTGATCCATTAGCACAGGTATTAATGCAACCTGTAGGTGATATGGGTTTTGATGTTGCAGTTGGAAGTATGCAAAGATTTGGTGTACCAATGGGATTTGGCGGACCACACGCAGCATTCTTCGCAACGACAGATAAGTATAAAAGAAAAATACCTGGTAGAATCGTAGGACAGTCTGTAGACGCTCAAGGTAATAAAGCACTACGATTAGCACTACAAACGAGAGAGCAGCATATAAGACGGGATAAGGCAACATCTAACATATGCACCGCACAAGCTTTACTTGCAAATATGGCGGGATTTTATGCTGCATATCACGGAGCAGAAGGTCTTAAGAAAATTGCTACTCGCATCTTAACTTATCGTGAAGTTCTAAAGAAAGGATTATTCTGGTTAGGTATAGATGTAGATGATACAGAGGGTTTTGATACAGTTCGATTTAAAAGTTTTCTTGCTGTTGAAGGATACAATGTTCGTTATGAAGGTGACTATACCATTATTAGTTTAGATGAACTTACAACTCTTGATGAAATTAAAGAACTATTAAATTCGCAACAAGATTTTATAAACAAAAGTGATTCTATCGATCACATTGTTGATACAGTTGGAATTTGTAAGTGGAAGAGTGTTCCAGAGAGAACTAAACCTTGGCTAAGACAGGAAGTTTTTAATCGCTATCATAGTGAAACTGATATGATGAGATACATCAATGAATTAGTTTCTAAAGATTTTTCACTTGTCAATGGTATGATGCCACTTGGAAGTTGTACTATGAAACTCAATGCAGCATCAGAGTTGATGCCAGTAAGTTGGAATGAGTTTGCAAATATGCATCCATTTGCACCTGACCATCAAACACTTGGATATCAAAGAATTATGTTTGATTTGCAAGAATGGTTATGTGATATTACTGGATTTGCTGAAGTATCATTACAACCAAATGCAGGTTCACAGGGAGAGTATGCAGGTCTATTAGCAATACAAGAA